CCTTCGGTGAGCAGGACATCGACGCCGCCGAGATCACGCTTCCCGATGACTTCGCCCAGATGGAATCGATCAGGGACGCCACCTCGGGCGAGCTGCTGAAGCTGAAAGACGAGTGGAGCGGTCACTGGGTGGGGCGACAGTCCAGCGCCTGGCAAGAGGGCGCGGTCGTAGGGGCTGTTGGACAGGTCTGCACCGCGTATCGGCTGAAGGGGAACTGCATCGAATTCCTGCCTCACCCGATCATCCCCAATCCGCCTGACCCGACGCATCTTTGGCAGCAGGTCATCATGGGCTGGTACGCGAAGCCAAAGCACCTGGATCTGCCGTCCGACACCAACACGGTCCTGGAAGCCCTCTACGGCGTCTACCTGTTCGGTCTTTGTAAGTATGGCGCCATGTTCGAACTGGACGACGATCGCGCGGCCCAGGCGGATGCTCAATTCCAGCAGGTGGTGACGCGGGCCAACCTCTGGAAACAACAATCGGACTACGGTGGAGCCCCGCTTAGGTCTGAACTGGTATCGTTTGGATGAGCTTCGTCGTTCATCGCGTCTCTAAAAGCGCCGCGCGTTACACCGACGCGGGGGGTAGGGAGAAATGCGGCTACTGCCGCTTCTTTATCGCCCCTCGCACCTGCGGCAAGGTCATCGGCCCGGTCAGTCCCCAGGGTTGGTGCAAGTATTTCAGCCGTCAGGTAGCTCAACAATACAGCGGCGCCGGCATCACGGGCGGCGGCGGCCCCCCTGGCGCCACGCTGTCGCTCGATTTCATGTCATCCGGCAACATGCCGCCCGGCATCACGTTCACCCGCGCGAGCAGCGCGACATACACCGACGCCTCCGGCGTGATCCAGACGGCGGCGGCCAATCAGCCTCGCTGGGATTACGCGGGCGGATCGTTACGTGGGCTGCTGATCGAGGAAGCGCGGACGAACCTGATCGTCAGCAGCGTGGACTTTAGCGGGTTCGGTTGGTCTTTGGTCGCGGCGACGATCGCGGCGGGGCAAGCGGGCGCACCGGACGGCACATCGACGTTTACCCGTCTGATCGAGACCTCGGCCAATTCCGTGCATTACGTCGGCATTCCCATAGCGACCCTCGCGGCATCCACGCTTTACACGTTGTCGGTTTACGCGAAAGCGCAGCAGAGTCGTTATTTACAACTGGCGGTCAGAGACGGCGGCGGCACGAATGGTGCGTTCGCGACGTTCGACGTGCTGGGTGGAACGATCACGGGGCCGCTCACCGCCATCGCCGGCGGCGTGATCGGCACGGCGAGTATCCAACCTGTCGGCAACGGTGTGTTTCGTTGTTCCATGGCGACAACGGTCGGGGCGCTGACGACGGGTAGTGTGCTGCTGCTGCTTTCCAATACGCCCACTCCGGCGTTCGCGCCCGGCTACGTCGGCAACGCCTCGAACGGGTTGCAGATATGGGGGGCGCAACTCGAGCAGGGGTCGGTCGTTTCGACCTACACCCCAACGGGTGGAACGGCCGCGACGCGAGCGGCCGAGGTCTGCTATCTGCCCATCGGGCCGTGGTATAATTCCGCTGCTTATTCGCTGTTCGCCGAGTGCGTGGCGGGGGCCAACATCAACAGCATGATCGCCGGTATTGGCGACGCCACGCCCGCCAACGGCTTTTACATGATCGGCAATGGCGCGCTGCGGTTCGGTGTCGGTCTGGCCGCCAGTCCCGCCATGACGCCCGGAGCGGTCAGCAAGATTTGCGGCACTGTCACGCCGGCGCAGGTGCGTTGCTGCATCAACGGCGCGGCGATCGGCACGGCGGGCAGCGCGGCGGCACAGACAACGGCGACGCGCCTGTCCATTGGGGGTTCGCCATGGGCGGGCGATGCTCAGATTAACGCGCACCTGCGCCGCATCGGATTTTGGACGCGCGTGTTGTCCGACACTGAAATTCAGCAGGTGACGACATGACCGGATCATTCTTGGCGATGAAAGGGGCTAAACTCTCCGTGGATGCGGGTCGAGGCTTCGCGATAGGCGGCGTGGGCTTCCTCAGCGGTATCGAATGTGCCGAGAAAACGTTTTCCCCCCGCGTGATCTCGGATCATCGCAATAAACCGCCGGTTGCGGCTTTTGGTTACGCCAACAAGACCGGAAACTCCGACTTTCTTAATCATATTCCTGTTGTTCTGGAGCATGGTTACCGACCGTATATTTTCCAACGTGTTGTTCGTTCTGTCGCGATCTTTGTGGTCGATCCATTCAGGATCGATCCCATGGTGCATTTTGTAAATAATGCGGGAGACATAAAAACGGCGGTTTTGAAGGCATACCTGCCAGTAGCCTTTTACAGTCAACCGTCCAGCAATGTGACCCGCCCACTTCCCGTTCCACGACATGAAATTTTGGAGGCTTGTGAAGTGCTCGCGCGGCCGACGACGCCAGCGAAGTTCGCCGGTAGCGGATTCATATTCAAAGCACTGGTGGAGATACTCCGCCGATGGCAGGGTAATCAAAGCCTTGGGCATGGGTCATATCCTTGCTTTTGGTCAGGATGCGTGAGGGCGTTCGCAGCGCCCTCCGCACCCGCTGGAGTGTAGCACATGCCTCCAGGTTATCCATGGCAGATCGGCGACCCGCTGTTCGCCGCCGATCTCAACGCCGCCATCGCCGGTGCGGGTCATGGCGGTCTTAATGTCCGGGATTATGGCGCCGTGGGCGATGGTGTCGCCAATGACACGTTGGCGTTCAACAACGCGGTCGGCGCCGCCTACGACACGAAATCCAACCTCGTGGTCATTCCGTCCGGTTTATACCGGATCGACCCGCTCATTGTGTCCCCCGGCGTGGTGATCAAGGGCATGGTGCCGGGGCCACTGGACCCGCCGATCGGCGGACCGTCGTTTCTGACCCAACCGATCGGCGCGACGCTGCTGGTCAATTCACACAGTGCGCCGCTCATACAGTTGAACACCAGCAACGGTCTGTTCGATGTCATGATCTACGACCCGTCGCAGGTGGCGCCAACGGCGACGGCGCCGATCGTGACGCCTCCAATGGTGCTCATGCAATCACCCAGCCGGATGAGCGGCGTGACGCTGATCAACGCTTATGTCGGCGTCAAGGTGAACAGCGGACGTTGTATCGTCGAGAATTGTTACATTGGTGCATATAAAACCTGCGTTGATGTCGATCAGGCTCAGGACGTGACGTATTTCAACAACGTCTGGTGCAGCATCTTCTATGAGACCGCGTTCGGAATATTTCCTTTCTCCAATATGGACAACTGGGTTCAGAACAATGGTGGCGTCGCGTTTAAGTTTGGTCGCGCCGACGCGGTGTTCATGACGAATTGCGGTTGCTTCCTCAAATGGGCGGGTTTGTATTGCGCCGATGGCGCGGTGGACAGTTTGCCGAGTTACGGGTTGAGCGTGAATTTCGACGCCGATCTCGTTGTTTATGGCGCGGTGATTTATTCGACCAACGCCGCCGTTGGGTGGCAGTTGCTCAACTTCCAGGCCCTGCCGACCGGTGGCAGTTCTACTGTCGCCGCGACGCCGCTGTTCATGCCGACAGGCGGATCGTCGCCGCCGATCGTGCACTGGTCGGGCGGCACGGTAGGTCTGGGCGTGCCGAATAACTGGACGGTCTCGCAACAGCCTGTCGTCAACGCGGGACAACTCTCGGTGCGCGGCGTCAGCCAGCTGCCCGACCGGATGCTGTCCGGGGTTGTTTTATCGAACCTCCCCACGAGCTCCGCCGGTCTTGTGGCGGGACAGGTATGGCGCAACGGCACCGTGTTGAACGTCATATGAACGCCTTCGCGGCCCTCGCCATCGGCGGCGTTGAGGTCACCTCCCCTGGCTACGCCCGGCGGCCCACGACGCTCGCTTACGCCGTCGATGGCGCCACGCTGTGCAACCTCGCCTCCATCCAGTGGCCCGCCGCCAAGGCCTCCTGGGGCGTCATCGACACGGTGCTACTTTACGACGCCGCGACATCAGGCGCCCTCATCGCCACATTGCCGACCATCACGCCGATCGAGATCCGCCAGTACGACATCGCCCGCATACCCGCTTCCGGCATCGCCATGGCCCTGGCGCTGACCAGCCGGCCCTACGGGATGGGCAAGTATGGTACTGGCCCCTACGGCGCCGGCGACTGGGTGTGGAAGCCGGTGGTGGCGGTCACCCCGTTCGACACGATCATCCTCAACAGCGGCGTGTTCGGCCCCCACGGCTACGGCCGCGTCATCGGCGTGCCGCTGGAGCGGGCGTTCGACCAGGTTCATGTCTGTTCACCCGGCGTTTGGGCAAAGGCGGCATAATGGCCACGACCACACCCGTCCTCGGTCTCTTCAAGCCGGTCATCGGCGCGGACGATGACGACTGGGGAGCGTTCTGGAACAGCAACGCCGACACGCTCGACGCCGCTTTGGTGGGTGGCGGGCCGTTCCTGCCGCTGACGGGCGGGACGGTGGACCACGCCAACGCCACCAACGGTTTGTTCGCCGGTATCGCCACCATCGACATGCGACAGGGTTATGTCGGCGGCGTCGAACATCGCACGTGGGTCGGTGTCTCCGATAACGGCATGATGACTTATTATGATGGGGCGTCGCTTAGTGCGTTCTACGCTGTTCCTGGCTTTCCGCTCGCCGCCGTGGCCGCCGTTCGGACATCGGATCAATCCGGCGCGGGAACGGCGAACATCGGGTTCGCTTCTTACGCGGTAACGGATGGCGCGTCCGCCAGCCACGGTTCCTCGTGGAGTTTCTACGGATCGAACAGGAGAATGGCGGGTGCCGGCACGACCATCGGCATGGAGTTGTCGATGGGTAATCTCGCGCCGACGGTCGAACTGAACCCGCATTTGACCGGCGCCCCCGGCAGCACGATAGGTCTGTGGCTGTCGAGCGGAGCGGAAGCATACGAAGCGGGGTTGACGGTTTATCCCGGCAGTTCCGCGCTCAATGTCGTCAGCAACGGCTCGACCTGGGGCAAGGGTCTGGTGTTTGGCGCCAACGCGCTCACCCCGGCGCCGGGAACCGGCGTGATGAAGGCAATCCAGCTACCAGAGAAGGGCGAGATCCAGTGGGTGTTTAACGCGGCCGGGGCGCGAGGCGGGTTTATTCGCAGCGACGCTACCGCGACGAGCCTGGGGATATTGTTTCACTCCGGTGACTTCACCATCGTTAACGACGCCGAGACCGTCCGTTTACTTGAGGTAACCACGAGCGGAGCCAGTGTCACCGGCACGTTTACCGCGTCGGGCAACGGTCTGTTTCAGAGCGGTTTTCAGGTCTATGGCGCGGCGTTGTTCTCCAGCGCCGCGCAGGCGCAAGGCGGGCTTTCGTTCCCCACCGCACCCGCCAGTGCAACCGATTTAAGTAAGCACCTGGACCTCGCTTTCGGCACGCACGGGATGAACGTTTATAATGGTGTGCTGAATTTCAATGTCGGCGCCAGTTATTACTTCCAGTTTTTGGTCGGCGGGACCGCCGCCGTCTATGTTGATGCGAATGCCCTGACCGCCGCCAAGGCACTACAGGTCACCCCTGGCGGCCCGACATGGACAACCGGCAGTGCGGTTCCATCCAGCACACAACCAGTCGGTTCGATCTATTCACGCGTGTCCACCTGGGCGGCGGGTGCGACGCTTTATGTCAGTAAAGGCGCGGGCGCATGGACGCCGGTGGCTGGCGTATGAGCGGGTCAGGCGCGGAGCCACCAGGCATCAGAAGGCCAAACACGATGCAACCCACAGACCGCATCAGCATCACCCTCGACGCCCAGACGTGGGAAACCGTGCTGCGTGTCATCGCGCAGGCGCCCGTCGCTTACGCGGTCACCGCGCCGTTGATCGCCGCCATCCAGCAACAATGCTCGCAGCCTCAGCAACCGCCGCTGGCCCTCGTGCCACGCGAAGAAGCAGGAGAATAAGCCATGCCATCGACAGCCGGCAGCATGACCCAGACACCGACCGGAAACCCGCAATGGCGCAATTGCAACGGCGTCAACGTGCAGGGCTTCCAGGCCCCGGTCGCGCCGCAGACCAACCGTCCCCACACCGGCACTTCCTACGGCACCTACAGGGACTGGGTGCTCAGAATGGGCTACAACCGCACCAAGGGCATCGCGGGATGGCGGGTCATGCTGCCGACCGGCGCGGGGTGGTATGTCGCGGTGACCGATGACAGCTCCGACGCGCCGACCGGGGTGACCAACACCGCGAACAATCCACCGGCGGGAGTTAAATAATGGCCGACGCCTACACCCCGAAACTCGCGCTGATCCAGCCGGAGGTTGGCGCATCTCGTGACACCTGGGGAACAAAATGGAATCAGAACGCCGACATCCTCGACCAGTTCGTCAGCCAGTTTTGTCAGGTCGGGATCATCGCTGATTTCGCCGGCCCGACCGCGCCATCCGGCTGGCTCATTTGCGACGGCCGTAACGTATCAAGAACGACATACAGTAAACTGTTCGCGGTCATCGGCGTCTACTGGGGTAGCGGCGATGGCTCCACGACGTTCCGCCTGCCCAACACGGCGGGCCGTTCGCTGCTCGGTCCCGGCACGGTGACGGACCAGGGCGGCCTCGCCTACACATTCGGCTTCACCCAGATGCAGGGCTTCGTCTACAGCCCGATCACGCAGACGAACCTGCCCGCCTATAATCTCGTGACCGACAGCCAGGGCAGCCACAATCATACCGCCGCGACAGCGGGCGGCGGCGCGCATGGGCATACAATGGATCAGCAGGGCGTCCATACCCATGGCAACTTCACCGCCAACAACAACGTCGATCACACCCATTCCGGCATCACTGATGCGCAAGGCGTCCATACGCACGGTTATATCCAAACCCAACACAATCCCGGTGAGTGGGTGGCCGGGTCGTCAGCCGCTCAGATCACCATCACCGCTCAGCAGACCGACCCGGCGGGTAGCCACACGCACAATGTTTCGGTCGGCGGCGCCAGCACGGCGCATTCACATCAGATTTACGCGGACGGCACGCACTACCATAACGTCAACTCCGCCCCCAATCACACGCACCCGATCTACGATGACGGCGTCCACCAGCACAACGTCAACCTCGGCGGCGGCGGCGTGCCGCTCAATGTGCTGAACCCGTTCCTGGTCGTGACGAAGATCATCTACGCCGGCCAGGAAGCGGCCATCGTCACCGCCGCCGACATCACACCGGCCGCGACATCGACCGACACCCACGCCGAGATCGAGAACCTGCGTGAGGAGATCGCCGCGCTACGGGCCTTGTTCGAGACACCGCGCGCCAGGATGCTGTCGGCGCCGTCACGCGGCCCGCATTAAATGCCCCGCGTCGCCCAGGCCCCTCCCCCAGGCGTGTTCCGCAACGCGACGCCGGAAGCGACGCCGGGAAAATGGTATGACGCCAACATGGTCCGCTTCCGGGGCGGGCAGCTGCAGCCGATCGGCGGCAACGTCGCCCTGGTCAACGCCGTCTTCCCCGACCTCCCGCGCGACATGCTGACATGGCACGACAACGCGGGCGTGCGCTGGGCCGTCGCCGGGACGGACAGCAAACTGTTCGCCTATCGCTTCGATACCCAGGCGCTGCACGATATCACCCCCGCCGGTGTCGGCCCGCTCGATCCGCCTGGCACGTCCACCACCGGCTACGGCCGCGGGGACTACGGCGAGGAGACCTACGGCACGACGCGAACCTCGTCCGATGTCGGCCCCTCCGATATCGCCGCGCCGATGGGCGATCGTTGGTCGATGGATACGTTCGGCGAGGATCTGCTGGT